ATGTCCAGATCAGTGCCGCCAGTGGTGTTGCCGTTAGCTAGAACCTCGGCAAGAGTGTCAACCGTGCCAACCTGTGCATCAACATACGCCTTAATAGACTGTTGTGTGGCTAAAGCAGTAGCACTGTCTCCAACTAGATCGTCTTGGTCAAGAATTGCGTCAACCGCTACGCCTGTTGCAAGCGTAATACCACCGTCTTTCAACAAAACGCTATCAATCGTTACGCCGCCAGCAGCCGTGATTTCGTTAACTGTATCAACATTTAGATTACCAGTAGCGGTAATCGCGCCAGTAACGCCAAGGGTACCTGCAATTGTAGTGTTGCCATCGGCGGAAGAAACCTGAACTTTGTCAGTATTTATTGCGAAGTTACCAACAACATTCGCTGCGCCTGTAAGCGTAGTATTACCTGAAACACTTAGTGTGCCGCCAAATACGGCATCCCGAGATAAAAACAAATCACGTGGGCGTGTAGCACCTGTCTTACCAATATCGTACGTAGCATCGGTAAACAACAAATCAGACGTAGTAGTAGCGTTAATTGTTAACGTGTCAGCGGGATCATCACCAATTATGGTGTCGCCAGAAATCGTAACGTCAGTAGCTGTAATAGAACCAGTAAGTGTAGGAGATGAAATAGTCGGAGATGTAAGTGTTTTGTTTGTAAACGTCTCCTCGCCCGCTAAAGTAGCAAGTGTGCCTGTAGTCGGGAAAGTTACGTCGGTTGTGCCTGTAGTTGTCAAGGTTAACGCATTTGCGCCAGCAGTAGTTAATGCGCCAGCAGTAGTTAATGCGCCAGCAAGAGATACTGTGTATCCTCCGACAGACAAAGAGTTAATGTTTGTGACAGCTTCTACGACGTTTGTACCGTCGCAAAACAAAAGCATCGCCTTACCGTGTGGAATAGAAATACCTGTACCAGCGGCGGTCTTGAGCGTTACAGCACGGGCATTACCCGTGTTGTTTTTGGCAATGTAAATCTTAGAAAGCGTAGGGCAAACAACAATACCATTGTCGGTAAGCGCAGTTCCTGAATCTGTGAACTCCAGCATCGCACAGCGAGATTCGGCAGTGAGGCCGTCCGCAGTAGTTAATGTATGTGAGTTAGCCGTCCACGAGTTGATAACCGCACGCCCTGCGACGGCTTGTTCAATCATAGAAGTGATGTTGTCGTTAACTACATCCCCCCATGTGCCGCTAAGTTCCCCCTCTACAGGAAGAGCAAGTTTAAGAATCGGTGTATATTGCGTTGTCATTTAATTAACCTCATGCGGCTATAGCCTCCCAATCTGGAGTCTGTTCTCTTGACACGTTACCCCAAGAAGGCGTTTGAGTGCCACTAATATTTTGCCAGTTAGGGTCTTGATTGTCATCAATTTCTCCCCAAACATTAACTCCGCCAACAAATCCTGTTGTTTGAACACCTGCTACAACAACATCTGCGTTAGCTTTAGCTACTACAGTACCTAGTTGTGTTTGTCCATAAACTCCAGTTACCCGCTCTACTATACCTAATTTTACAAAGACAGTGCCGATTGTACCTGTAGCTGATAGCCCAGAAACCGCCACATTTGCGTCGGAAGTAGTAGAGACGGTGCCAACGGCTCCAGTTGCGCTTACCCCTATAGGGTAGATATTTGCAGTGCCCGTAACAACTACGGTGCCAACATTGCCAGTGGCGCTAACCCCTGACGGATATACATTCGCTCCAGCAACTACTGCTACGGCACCAACAGCGCCTGTAGCTTCGTTACCTGTTACCGCTACATTAGCCTCGGCAACTACGTTTACTGTCCCTATATTACCAGTAGCTTCAAGCCCTGATGGTTGGACAGTAGCCGCTCCACTAACAGAAACGGTTCCTAAAACCCCAGTAGCTTCTACACCATTCGGGGAAACATTTGCTTTAGCGACAACAGATACAGTACCAACTGCGCCTGTAGCTGAAACACCATCAACTTCTACTACTATAAGGTCAGTGCCCCAAGAGCCTTGGCTCCAAGCAGCTCTACCCCAGCCTACGTATGTAGTAGAAGACGGCATTTAATCACCCTAAGCAATCCTGATAATAGCGTCAGATGCGTTCGCGGTTGGGAACTGAATAGTAAAGTCACCCGCCGTAGACGTTTTATCTGCGCCAAAATCAAGAACCGCAACAGCAGGATTAGTCCCGCCTGATTGGTAAATTAACGCCCCGCGAGCAGTAATAGTTGCTGTAGCCCACGTAGTGTCTGCAAAATCCAAATATGCTGTGGTGCCAGAAGTAGTAGGTGCTACAACTGTTAGGGTGTTACCCCCCGCTGTATACCCTGTACCAGATACTTCATTGGTTACACTATACACTGTAGTAGTTGCACCAAGGGTAGCTGCACTAGTATACAAAGCGATTTTAAATGTTTGTGACGTATTTGAACTGAAATCCATCTCGCCATCGAGAAGGGCCAGTTTAAAAGAAGTACACATTGCCTGCGAAATTGCCATTTTTTATCTCCTAACTTACTGTACTGGGACGCGGACTTGACCAGAACGATACGCGTCTTCTCTAAGTTTACCGTCCCCAAGATTTTTGAGTAGTTTAATTGCTTGGACATACAGTCTTTCGTACATCTGAACAACGTCTTGCTCACCCTTCATAAAACGAACTGCCTGAACAAGCGCCCCGTTTAATAGCGCAGAATCAAATTCGTCACCTAACCACGTAGTGCCAGCGGTAACAATAGACTCTGGGTAGTACCCATAATGTAGTTCCATAGTGTAACCACTATTAGGAGTTGGGCCAAGGATAAACGAATCGTCGTCAAAATATGCGTAATGCTTCGGCAACCCAGTAGATGTAGGAGTTGGATACGCTTCGCGGATAAAATTGACGTCTTTATTCAAAAGGAAGTGATACTCCCCCGAATCATCAATAACAGCTAAGGAATAAGACCAAAGAAAGTCTGACGGAATAGATAGATACTTGTTGCTAGAGGTTAGCGTGCCAGTAACGTTCTTCCGCAACGCAGGAATCTGAACTGTGTTATATATAGTCTGCTCAGCTTGTTGCGTGAACATAGCGAGCTGGTCATCTGTGAAAGTAGTTTCACAAATGTCTTGGATGTCTATTTTCAGCTCGGTATAATCCATGTTTTACGCCATTGGCCCGCGAGCCATAGTCCCTTTTGTAGCTGCACCAGTACCACGAATTTTAATACCCGTAGTTTTGACCCCTTTCATATCAGGTTTAGGGCCGTGTCCACAGGGGCGCACGCCTTTATCCTTGATAACTTTTACTTCTTTCATCCCAAAAACATTCATTTTGTTACTCCTACGTAATGTTTATCGTAACTTGGCCTATATATCCAGTACCAAGTAACGTGTTAGGGGTTAATCCGTATGGATCACTCCCCCCACCAACAGGGTTCCAACCCCATTGAATGTCTCTACTGCTTTGGTTCCCTGATACCCCAAGGCTTGTATCCACTCTAGGATTGCGAATAGCTTGCGGGTCGTCTACAGGGAACTCTCCCAACCGTAGCTGTGGTTGATCGGGATTCCAACATTCTTGACACGCTTTTATATTCGTGTCTCGACCTTTAACAATAAGGCTACGCAACTCGCGGAGTTTGTATTCAAATCCGCAAACATCGCAAAGTGCGAGGGCCTTACGAGCTGACGCAAACCTATTGCCCATCCTACATCCTACCTATTCTAGGCACAAATCGTGCGGAGGTTTTTTCCCTATCTTCCCCAGCAGCCAGTTCAAACTGTTCTTCGTATGCTTGTTTTAGCATAGGAATGCGTTCAACTAGTTCAGGTATCTTCATAGCAATATAGAACGCAAGTCCTGCCACTAATACAGGCAAGAATCGAAAGTTCATATCTGAAGTCTGAACACCACTTCCAGCGTCCTCAATACGACGCATACGCCAGTAATACAGAACGTAGTTGTCGCTATCTGGTACAGGCCACACGTTTACTACAGGCGCGTCACGTAGCCGCTCAATGTAGAGTTGAATTGGCCTACCCTGAGATAACTTGTTAGGGATA